GGACGGCTTTGGCTGTGGCTTAACAATGTCTCCAAGTAAGTCCTCTGTGCAGACGCCTTGCGCTTCGCACCTTGGTCGCTGACATTCATCATTCTCCCAATTTTCAAACTCTTGGCATGGATAGCGCGTATAGCCCTGATAACCACAAGCAGACAGCGCCAGCAAAAGGCACAATGCCAGCGCTGCCGCTTGCAATTTTAAGATCACTTACGGCCATAAACCGTATCTTTAGGATTTAGCCAACGCATAAGTACCGGCACGACAGCTGCAAGACCAGCGGACAAAATCGCTTTAGGATCTGTCACACCTGCCATATAGACTGCAAGACTTGCCGCTACAAATGATCGAGCATAGCTCGCCAGCATAGGTTTTAACTCTTTCATTTTTTCTCCTTGACAGCCGTTTTCGGCAGCTGTACTACAGGAAATTCTCCAGTATATTCTGTAAATTTTGGCCTACCGAAACCAACAATTTCTTTGCCTAAGAAGCGCTGTTTGATCATGACCATTCCGCCATTGCGCTGATCGCCAGTGCCAGAGGTATTGCCCTCAACGCAAAAGACACTTATTTTGCCAACCTTGACCACTATCCCAATGTGGCTTATTCGATCGACGCCGTCATGCGGAAAGTCCATGAAGCATAGATCGCCCAGCTTTGGAACTGTGTGCCAGCGTCCAAGATTTTTCATTCGTTCAGCGCCGGCAGCTGTACTTACCATATTAGAAATCTTGACGCCAGCTTCATTTGCACACCAATTTACAAAAGAGCCGCACCAAGGCAGCCCGTCGGCCTTTGTAAATTTACCATATTTGGTTAGGTTGTTGCCTGTTTCGACTGTACCAACCTCAGCCAGTGCAACCTCGATCAAAGCTGCGGCTGTGTCTTTAGGATAATTCAATTGTGTGCTCCGAGTTTGTACATTCCCAACGTTTTAAATCATTGAGTAATAATTCATCATGACCGCACTCAGGCATTGGCGCAATAAAAGCGTCGTCAATTGGATCATAGGTATAACCGATACCGGCATAGTTATATCTTATATTGCCGTTATAACTTGTGCGTTTACAGACTTGGCCTCTGACTTCTGAATAGGCTTGTTCCCAATCGGTTATGCCGTCAACCACTTCCCATTCATCGCGCCCAGGAATTACCTCAGTAACAATGTTATTTTCATCAAGGAATGCATAGTGAGCCATTAGAAAGTCACCGTTCCTGTTCCTGCTGTGAAACGATAAACTCGATAACCGCTTCGAGTTGGTTGATCATAAACAAGTGTTCCGCCAATAGTTGTTAATTCTGCAAATGTGTCAGGATAGGCAATAATGACCACGCCTGAGCCGCCTGCACCGCCGACACCGTTCCAACCAGCGCCACCGGTGCCGTCTTGGGCGCCGCCGCCTGAGCCTGTATTAACGGTTCCTGGATTTGATGCAGTATTTGTTTTATTACCAGCACCGCCGCCACCTGCGCCACCGCTTGCGCTTGTGCCAGTTCCTGTTCCACCACCGCCGCCTGCTCTTGTGATTGAAGTTCCAGTAATTGACGATGCGCTTCCTGCGCCGCCCGCGCCACCTGCACCAGAACCAGCAGCACCGCCGACTGCATTAGCACCACCACCGCCGCCACCGTTTGCATAAGTCGCTGAGTCGGTTGCGCCAACGCCGCCGTTATTACCTTGACCCGATGGGCTTGCTGATCCTGCGGTTGCGCCTGTACTGTTACCGCCGCCACCACCGCCTGAGCCGCCGTTAGCACCTGTAACTCCTGTAGCTCCTGCACCGCCGCCACCACCGCCCGTTGCAATAATTGCTCCTAATTCTGAATTACTGCCAACGCTGCCTCTGGCAGTTGAGTTAGCAGCATTTGCTCCACCTGCGCCACCTGCCCCAACGGTTACGGTGATGGTTGAACCTACTGACAATCCTGTAGATGTTTTATAGCCACCTGCACCGCCGCCGCCAGAGTAAGCATAGCCGCCGCCGCCGGCGCCGCCAGCTACTACCAAGTAGTCAACGCTGGTTGGACTATTTAATGCATTAGAGCTTGCAGCGAATCCTAGAATTGGCGACATTAGGAAAGATCACCAATTACAGTAAAAGTATTGCTACCTGTGCAGATAATAGAAGCTGCGCTGTATTGTTTTTTTAATTTTGGAGCGGAAGCTGTTGCGCCTGTTGAAGTTATAGTTACTCCCGCACCTTGCGCAAGAGTCACTTGACCGGCACCAATTTGCTGAATGTTGATGATGTTGCCTGTTGTAAATACTGACGGCGGTACTGTAAGAGTTATTCCTGAAGCATTGGAAAGAGTTACAAGTTTTCCTAGATCGGCCGCAACAAGTGTGTAAGTTGTACCGGTTTGAGCGTTAAATGAAAGAGTTGTATCGTCTTGCTCGATCCACGTAAAAGCCATATTTGTATTTGAAGTTTTTGACAATACTTGGCCAGTTGTGCCTCCAAGTAAGTATTGCAAAGAAGTATCTACGCCCTGACCAAAGACGTTAAAATCCGCTGGCAAGTCAGTGACCAGATCAGTATTGGTCGGCATGACCCAGCCGAAATTGGTTGTTGGATTAGCCATTTATTTTCCTTTCAGGTTATGACACGATTGTCGCATATTGCCACTGCAAAATTGGAGACACGCTTGCCCAAGTTTCGGTAATTGGGACGTCATTCCAGCGCATGGCCTGCAATGAATAGGCCAGTGGCGACATAAGCAGCGTGATAGATAGCTCGTTGTAACTGGCGCGAAATGTAAAACCTTCAACAAAGCCTTGAAATATTCCGCCAGACATATTTGCCGGCAGGTCATTTAAAGCTATTGGCTGACCCATGAAAACGTTAATAAGGCTGTCTCGGTCGCTATTGTCTAACTCTGGATTTGTCAGCGCGTAAGTGATTTGCTCAAAGTTTGGCTGAGGATAAGCTCTGAGTGCCAAGTAAAACGCTGCCTGTGCCTCGGCGTCTGCTTGATGTTTAATTGTTGTGTTTATGATTTGAGCCAAATTGCCATAAAGGCCTACTGAGGTTTCATCTCGATCGCTTACCTGGCTGCCGCTGCTTATTCCGTATTTTATTGTGACGTCATTGCGCACGTCGCCAGCTCTAGTTTTGATTGTTATGCCTCGACCTAGCGCTTGATTGGCCGTCAAATCTGTGTAACCGTTGGCTGAAAGGTAAGTCGTCCTGTGAGTTGAGTCCGCGTAGCCAATTTGCCCATTCGCGTCCTCGTAAATATAACCAAGACCAGAAGTTGCTAGAGCTGCAACAAGGTCATAAACGACTGTGCGTGATGATGAACGCTGTGCCAGCTCATAATTGCCCGGCGTATCTATTTCGCCAAGTCCAGTATCTCCAGCATTTGCCCAAGTAGTCGTCGGATCGTAAGTAGCCCAAGTTAACGCGGCTGGGACTTGCTGCCACTGTGCAAATAAGACTTCTCGCAAAATTGTTTCAATTTGATCGCCTTCAAAATCATGTGACAAGACTCCGTTTGTAAGCGCCTTTTGCAGCCTTGCCAGAGCGCCCAAGGCAGTAATTGTCACCTCTTGCGTGTAAGCGGTCGAGCCGACCTCTGAGACGCTTACAGCAATGTCCACAATTGAGCCGCCAAAAATAGGCTGATAGACCGCCGACGTGTCTTGGACTTCGACCGATAAGGTGTCATTTATTTCGTAGTCAATAGCAGCTTGATTAAAGACAATTAGCGTGATCGAGCAGTAACCTGCTTGAGCCTGTTCATAGATATTTGAGCGTCCAGAGGTTATGTTTAGGCTGGCAAGTACAGAGTCAGTGACGTCAACGCCAGCAACCTTTACACGCCAAACTGGCGACCACTGGGTCATACGGTTGCTACAAGCTGGTTTGCGCCGCCTGTTCCTCTATAAAAAGAGTTATTTAAAGTATTGACAATTGTTCGGGCTGTGCCTTCTGAGTCAATTGCCCCGTTGACCGTCAAATTTATGGTTGAGCCTGCGCCTGAGCCACTGCTTATATTTGAAGTAACAGCCTTTGATGTTACGGCTGTTTTTGCTACGTTGGCAACAACGGCGCTTGAAATAGTCGGAATTGTAATTGTTGGAATAGGTGTTGTATTTACAGTTGGGCTTGGAATGCTTGATCCAAGTACGCCTGAAATGCTGCTAAATGATCCGCCTGATTGTGCGCCGCCAGCTGAGACAGGTTTCAAATCAGGCAAGCCAAGGTTGACCGCGTTGTAAGCCCTAATCAAAAAGTTAATTCCGTCGATCGTTCCTTGGATTAAAGTATTTATAACCTTGATTACTGATCCAATCACGCCCACGACTGCTCCGGCAATCTTGCCTACCGTCTGCAAAGCGCCGCCTAATACGGTGACAAGTACTGGCACAACGTAACTTTGGATAAACTCAATAAATAAAACAAATGACTCTTTGTTGTCGTCAATTGCTTTTGTAATTGGTTTAAAGAAATCTGCAAATTTACCTAACGCTGGCACTACTTTGTTGATTACAAACGCGACCAGTTGTTCAATAATTGGCAGCAATTTTGCACCAATTGCCTCTTGTGCTTCGTTAAAACCATTTTTTAAAATTTGAATTCTGCCTGCAAATGTTTCAGCGTTAGCCGCGGCTGCTCCGCCAAATAATTTTGTCAAATACTCTTGCTGCTCTGTAAAAGACATAGTTTTTAATTCAGCAGCAGACAAGCCAATCCCTAATTTGCCAAGTGCCGCTGAATTGCCGTCATAGGATTTGCCCAAAGCATTTGCGACAGTATCCAAACTTTTTCCAGTAGCTTGCGAAATGTCCAGAGATAAATTGAGCAAATCTTGAGCGGTGGTCACGTCGCCAGTTGACCGAGCAAGGCGAGACAAGGCTGGACGTAACTGATCATCTGCCACACCTGTAGCTAATGATGTTTTAAGTATTTGCTTTTCAACAGAAGCAATCATTTCATTTGTTGCACCTGTGGCATTTTTTAAAGCGCCTGCAAGTCGTATCTGCGCGGCCTCGTCCTCGATCGCGGCTTTCACTCCGTCAACAGCAAGTTTTACGGCATAAGCACCGGCGGCAGCTGCGGCTGCGGCAAAAGCAAGCCCAGCCTTTTTGCTAAATTCTCCAAGCTTACTACTGGAATTTTCTACGTCAGCGTTTGCGCTATTTAAGGATTTTTTAAGTTGGTCAACGTCAGCAAGTATCGACAGCTTGAGCGTTCTACTTTGCGCAACCATTTAAAACTCCTTGAGGATCTTGTCAAAAGCATTTTCCCACTTAGCAATGATTTCGGGCTGAATGGCGCGCAATGTTGGATAAATAAACCAGCCGTTTGATCCGCGACCTTTTGGCCCGAAACCTGACCAGATAGGAAATTGTTTATATTTGTTTGATCCGAATTCGTTGCCGCCCCAGAGTTGTTGAGTTGTGCCGCCGCCAGAAAACTTTTGCCCGGCAAAGCCAAAAGACAGCTCACCGATCTTTGATGATTTAGACACCTTTGATCCGCGGGCAATCTTTTCAGCTGCGCGACCTCGACCGCTGGCTGTGCCAATAATTTTGTCCTGAGCAAATTCTGCCAAAGCTCCAGAAGCGGCTTTTGCTTGGACTGTAGCCTCAGCGTCCATTGCTTTGAATGCACCTAAGACGCGACGCAGATCAGCCTTGTCATAGGCAATCTCAACGCTGTCGCTCATTTTGCTTCTCCAATATCTCAAGCGCTGTGTATATCTGCTCCGCCGTATGCCACTCGCTCATTGCTATACCAGTCGCCAATGCCAGCTCGACCAGTATGCGATTTACGCTTCCGGCGGCGTAGCTTTTGGGAGAACCTCACCGACAGTCACGTCTGCAACAGTTTCACACCAAATGTCAAAGCCCTTGATTGGCTTTCCACCAGCTTCGCGCTTCATTGCATTCCACGCAAGAAATAGCAGATCGGCAATTCCAATCTTGTTTTGTGCTTGTGAAATAGTCAGACCTGTTTTGTTTTCCCATTTCGCCCACTCTGGCGGTTGCGCGGTATATGTACCGAACTCGCCTGATGTGTACTCGATCGTGATTGGCAGTTTCATTGTGTGCTCCCGTTTCGATTGCTTCTAGCTGATTGTGAGGACTGGTGTTGAGGCGCAAAGCATTGCCCATGAGTCTGTTTGTGCGTCTGGTGCAGCGCCGCCAGCTGTAGGTGCTACTGGAAAGACTGTACCTGCAAAGCTTGCACCTGTTGCAGACACAAGCGTAAAAGCTAAAGCTGTATTAGGTGCAGATGTGAACGCTGTCCACATTGCTTCAAATAGTGAGCTAGTTGCGCCCCAGTCTGCAAGTAATTCAATGTTAAGTGTCCACTGATCGTCAATGTGCTTGTAAGCCTTGCCGTCAAGTGTTTGATAGGTAGTAATAACTGGCGCATTTACTAGCGTGACCGCTGTTGTTTGTGCGTCATAATTCACTGTTGCGAGCGTAAAGGTTATATCGCGACCAGTGACGATTGTTGTTGGCATTTGCTTGTCTCCTTAGATTGTCTGTTGTGTGTAGTAAGTGCTGACCGCGAGATCCGCCACTAGTAGGTTTGAAGCTCCTACAGATTGCACTGTCGGACGTTGTACGTCTCCGACTGTGTAGCCCGCAGGCATTGCGCCCATAATCGCAATAATAAGCTGCTCAAGGTTATCGAGCGCGCCAGCTGTGTTGTTGTAGGCAACAGCGGCAGTCACGACAAAGTTAATTTTTACGCGGACTTGGCTTTTGCCAATAGTCGTTGTTTCAAGATAAGGCGCGTCTGGAACGATCACGCAAGCTGGTGGAATGACGGCTTCTGGCGGTGATGAATAAACAGAAGCAGCTACGCCAGCCAAAGCTGTTGCAAGTGTGCCTCTTACGTTTGTGGCAATTGTTGTTGGCGTAGGCATTTACATGGCCATTGTTGAAACGTCGATGTAATTGCCTAACAGGCCAATGACGCGATTTTGTAAGCTGCGACCCATGCGGAATGGACTAGGCGTAAAGTCCACGCCCTCGATCTGTCCGCCGGGCGCGACCACACTCTGGAATATCTCCACACTGACAATCGTGACCGCTTGTTCAACCGCGTCAGTGCTCGCATAAAGTGTGGCCGCGTTTGCCCCGGATAGGTAGGCAACGCCCGCAGGGATTACCGGGCGAAATGTAATGTCTGCATTTGTAACCGCGCAAGTAAAGTAAAAATAAGGCGCTGGATAAGCAAATGGCAGGTAAGGGAAAGGATCGTAATAATTTGATGTAACTGTTTTTGTGCCGTTGAAAGTAGCAGGTACGCAACCGCTAATTACAACACTTTGATCAGCCACAAATGAATTTGGCTTTTGTGTTATGTAATAGGCGACGTTATTTTGTAAATAAACAGCTGCAATGGCGTTTTGATTTGCAGTAAGCAACG